TAAGGTAAATTTCTAATGTACAATGTGCTTCTTTATATGCAGCTTCGTACTTTGCCTTTAATGCATCTACCATTTGATGTTTAATATCACTCATTAGCTTGTTTCTCCTATTCTTTTCCAATCGTCACCATATCCAATTATACATATTGAATTTACTGATGGATGAAATTCTAATATACTGAATGTTTTAGTTTTAAAGTTTACAAATATTTGTAAAGGTATATGTACAGGCGCAGATGCAAGACCTTGTTTTTCTCTGACCTTTGCACTTTGTACTGCTGTAATTAAAGGTAACTCACCTTTACTTCGTACTGTATCTAATGCAATCTCTTTTTGTTCACACATGACTGGTTTTTCATTCCACTCACCAGCGATTGCATTATGTATCATCAATACTGCTCCAATGGCGAATACACCCCACCATAATTTATCTTTCATAATCAACTCCAATTTTCTCTGTTCATATATGTTTTAAGTATTTCAGATGTAACACTACCAGATAATGTTTTTTCAATTCCCATTAAGCCTGGATTTGAATTAACTTCAATAAATAAAGGTTTATCTTGTTCTCTATTTTTTGATGGAATAAAATCAACCCCAACTACATCACCATTAACAGCTTCTGCAGCTCTTAATGATTCAGATTTTTCTAAATCCGTTAACTTATGTATTGTCGGTGTAGAACCTTGTGATACATTACTTCTAAAATCTCCCTCAACTATAGGTCTTTTCATAGAACCTATAACTTGATTATTCACTACGATTACACGAACATCATATTCTGTTTTAATATACTCTTGTAATAAAATATCAATGTATTGGTTTTCACGATAAAGTAACTGAACTATTCCAGATAGTGCTTTTGCACTCTCAACAAACATAACTCCAACACCAATAGAACCAACAGCTGTTTTTAAAATCATAGGATATTTATTACCTAATTTATCAGCAGCATCTAACCCACCTTCAGAATGTCTTATTAAAACTGTTTTAGGTGTAGGTATATTATTTCTTTGAAATATCATTTGGTTATACCATTTATCATTACATATTTCATTACACTTTATAGAATTTATTATTTTAAAACCATCATTTTCTAAAGTTCTACCCATAACTTTCCAAGACTCACAACTATATCTTGGATGTATTCCTCTTATCATTATAATAGTGTCTTTAGAATTTATCTTAAATGGTTTTTCATATTTGACATCATCTTTACTTGTTGGCAACTCTGCCTCACCCTCATCATTTACTGGATATGAATAAAACAATTTACCATCACCATCATCTTCCATATATGCACCCATTGATTCAGCAAGAAAAACATTTAATCCTAATTCTTTTGCTTTTTTACGAATTAATGGTGCTGTTTCATTTTTTTCAAATGGGTCATCATGAGATATAATTAATAAATTATATGGTTTTTCTTCCTCAGTAATGAATGACTTGAATTTTTCCAAGATTAACCCTCTCGTTTCTTTCCAATATTATATTTAGTTTCAAGAGTCCATTCATCTTTTTCTTTAAATGAAATTATTTTAATCTGACTTAAAGGAGCTGCTGGTTCTAAACTTCCCTTGACATCTACCAAACCCCAGTCGCCTAATAGTTTGCCGATTGTGTTTCGTCTTGCGATATCATTCTCACTTAGATTGGTATCTTTACCATCTAGTGCAAATAACTCTTTAAAATGTACAATAAAATATTTACCTTGTTTGTGTAATATATGACACGATTGATATAGTTTTCGTTCTTTCCTAGAAGCGACACCTATACGAGATAATGTTTCTCGTATCTTTAGAAAGTCATCTGGTTCTTTTAAAACGACTTCTAGCATCTGCTCTGGTTTCCAGTTAATGCTTTCCATTTCTTCCACCTTTGTCCAAACTATTTTTAATAGTTTTTATCTGTTCATCATTAAGTATTTTAAGAGCAGACTTTGCTTTTTCATTATTATATCCATAATACTCTTTAACATACTCTAGATTCTTTTGTTTACTCGCCTTCAGCCAAGGAGTGTATCTTTTCCTTGTTCTTATACTATTTAGTAAAAAATCAAACTGTAACTTTTTATCTAGGTGGTGGTTGATATTCATTTCATTTACAAGAAAGATTGTATCTGGAAATGGTGCAAGACACTTATTGACAATGAAAGGTGGGTATTTCTTTTCCCACATTTCATCATCTGTATCCATTAGTGGTTCTTTAGTTTCATTAATAGCTTTTAGATAATCCTTTAGTTCATAGGTCATTTGAACTTCGCCTGACCCATAATCTCTGTCATACAAGCAAGAAGATTTATTTCTTGATCTGCTGCAAATCCAGATTTGTACTGATACTCAGCAAGTATAACAACAACATGGGGGATAGTAGAACCATCCAGATTATCATAAAGGGAATCATAAATAAGCCGAAAAATACGAACTGCATCATTATCAAGGTTGTGTACAATCCACTTTCTAACATTGGTAAACTCTTTGTCTTTAAGTGATTGCATAAGTTCATTGATATTACTTTCTGATATGTTCACAAGAACACCAGCATCTATTATACCAGACACAGAGTATCTTTGTAGTTCGTTAAGAACCCTTCTCCAATCTGGAAAGAACTTGTTCATAAGTTCTGCAACAGCCTTAGGTTCAAACTTTACGTTCTCTTTATTTAGAATATCTCCAACCCTTGTAAAAAACTTAGATGCAAGTTTAGGTTTCTGACTATTAGGAATAATAAAGTCTACCACAGAACATCTAGAATGAAGTGGTGGTATAAGTCTATTCTTATAGTTACAAGTAAGTATGAATCCACAGTTCTTGTGAAATTCTTCCATGAACCCACGCAATGCTGGTTGCGTGGATTGAGGATTTAAGTAGTCTGCCTCATCTATGATTAGGTATTTTCTACCACCCTCAAGTGAAACAGTTGATGCAAAGTTTTTGATCTTGGTTCTAAGTACGTCTATACCAGACTCCTCTGAACCATTTATCATCATATAAGTTGCACCAATTTCTTCAATCATTGCTTTCGCAACTGTGGTTTTACCCACACCTGGCCCACCAGACAAGATTAGATTTGGTATATGTTTGTCTTGAACAAATAATCCAAATGTCTTCTTTAGTTCGTCTGGAAGAACACAGTCATTGATCTTAGTTGGTCGATATTTCTCGACCCACAAAAAAGTTTCCATAATATAATCCTTTCAACCTAAACTTTGTAAGTTGATTCAGGCTCAAGTGCAATCCAATATTCTATATCAGAACTTTTGTTTTTATAGTGACTAATATTTTTAGACGATATTGCAACATCATAAGTTCCCTCAAGTAGTTTCATGTTTTCCACTTTGAAGAAAAAGTTGAACTCACCATCACCATCTGTATCAACATCAAGAGAATACTTATTTGCAGTATCATTCTTTTTGTCCTTTACTGTAATAGAAGAAGAACCATCTTTTCTTTCAAGTGACATATCTGGAGCTCCAATTGCACCAGCAGCACGTTTTAATTTTGATAAGTCATCTTTACTCATAGTAAACTTAACTTCTTCTGAAGGCATAGTAATCATTTTACTAGGACTTGTAACTACAGATGGGTCTGAATAGAAATACTTCATCTTAGTTGTAGGTTTAGTTTCTTCACTAATCATAACATAACTGTCATTAAAATCAAGAATAGGGCTACTGAATAAAGACAATGCACCTAAAAATTCATTCAAGTCATAGATTGCGACTTCTTGTGGAAAGGTTTCTTCTACCTCAGCCTTTGCAACGATATTCTTCATTGCAGACATAGTTGCGATTGTGTTTCCCTCTTTAATCACTAGATTTTGATTAATAGTTGAAAAGTTCTTCAATACAGAAGTTGTGTGGTTACTTAGTTTCATTATTTAGTTTCTCCAGTTTGTTTGTGTATAATGCTATTATACCATAATGTATCACTTTTAGCAAGTCTTTTCTGTCCTTGCCGTTCTTTTTTCCATATCGTTGTGCATACTTTAGTATGTTACCGATACAAAACCCTTCACCATGACCACCATCAATGATAAATTCAGTTGCCTGAAACTTATTCTTACTGTAGTGTTCACCATAGGTGCTATCAATATAAGTCTTTAACTCTATCAAAACCTTATCTTCATCATATTTGTACTTCGACATTATATCCTCTTTCTTTAAGTTGGTTTGCAATTTTCTCTTTATCACTTACTCCATCATTAGGTTTAGTGATATTAATATTAGCAGAGAAAGTTCTTCTTTCACCCTCTCCAAAAAATGGATTCACAGAGTGTCGTAACCATGATGGAAACATAATCAAAGTTCCTACTTCTGGTTTAACATATTCTTCTGTAGATGGTCTTAGCATATTTGTATCTCGCATACCATGATTACCCCAACTGAAATATGTAAATCCATCTATAGCACCATTTGCAAAATTCATTCCCCCAAATTCTTCAGATGGATTTGGAAGAGCTGCAATCTGGTCTGGTACTTTTAAATATAGAATACATGATAAACCTATAGGAGTTTTACTACCATGATCGTGTAGAGGATTGTAATCACCCTCGTAACTATGAACTGACCAGGCATAACCCATCTCTGCATTATATTCTTCTGTTGTAACATTTTTCATATAAGTTTTTGCAAGCATTTCTAGAATACTAGAAACTGCTTTTCCAGCATCATCATCTGTAGGAAAATGAACTTGTGCAGATTTTGCATCACGCCTAATTTGACCTACTAGATTTCCAGAAAAATCTACTTTATCTGGGAGTAGATTTTCATCAATGTGTACATTAATTTCGTCTACAATATTAATTGGAATTTCAACTTTCATCATATGAACTGCAGCCTGTGGTCGCATACTTACGATCATTTTGCCTGTTTCAGAATCTACAGTTGCTGTTTGTGATCCTTGTTGAAATTTTGGATTGAAAATATTGGTTAAAGGTAGTTCGTCTAACTTACCATTTTTTTCAAATTCTTCGTATTCTTTTCTAAATTTTACAGTTTTATTTTTTCTATATCTTTTTTGTTTTGCCTCAATTAAAACTTCTTCTTCAGAAAGTTCTGAATTTACTGCTTTAACATTTTTGATATCTTTTTCGGTTGGTTTAGTTTTTGCAAGTTCTTCTTGGTCATATTCCCAAGTGAAAGTTATATCATTTGATGGTGTTGCAATTGCACCATCTTTTAATCCACCAGATGGTAGGTCGTATACTTTTAATCCCATAATAATCTCCTAATTCAATATATACATTATGACATGAAAGTAGGACTTTGTCAACCCTACTTTCACTTTTATTTTATTTTATTGTGATGAGTTTTGGTTTCTTTTCCTCTGGAACTATTTGTTCCAAAGTAATAGTCAAAAGTCCATTCTCAAGCTTTGCATCATTGACAACAATGTCATCTGCA